ATGGACTTGGTTGCGGTAGGGGTTCTGGGCTTGGCTCTGGGGATTGTGTTGGGCTACTGGATGGCTCTGCCACGGGTGATTCGCTTGGAGAAGGAGAAGACACAGGCTGAGGCGCAGGTGAAACAGATGGTTCGGGTTCGCTTGACGGACTGGGCGTTGGAGATGGCTCAGGACTCGAACTTGGAGAAGGCTCACTCGTCGGACTTGAAGTTGGCGAAGGCTCGACAAGAATGGGAGAAGGCGAACTGGAAGGTTGAGGAGTAGCAACTGCTTGCAAAACAACCTCGTTTGACCATCCAGAATAAACCGCCAGTGAATCGTTATCTGCGCGAACCTTGATCTGAACTTGTTGCCCAAATGGGATGTTGTTAATCGTCGCATTGAGAGTCGTTGAAGCAATAGCCCAACCACCTGCCCAATTATTGTATGACCAAAATATCGCATACCGCTCGACTGGCGTATTTCCTACTGCTGGAGCATTCCAAGTGAGAGAAACGGTATTACCTTCTACCTCACCTTGAAGGTTCGATGGCGGTGCTAGGGATCGGACTACTGGGGGCAAAGGCTCGACTACGAGAACAACGGTCAGGCGTTTTCCAGTACCACTACAAGGATCGCCGAATACACCATTGGTCGCACTAATTGATAACGAATTGTTATTTATCGCTGCTTCGACTTTCGCTACTGAATTGGTCGCGTGGCACTGCCCGATTGTGTTGCCTTCTGGTGTCCCATAAGAGGCAAAACTAACTGAATCGATTTTGTAACCATTGGGAGCAATAAGGGTCAAGGTTTGATTTTCATTGACTGTTGCCGAAATGGTTTCCACGGCTTGAGCGTCATCCGCGATTAAGATCGGCAAAAGTGCAGCGGAAACAAAGAGGCTGAATGCCCAAGTCGAATTAAACAATCTACGCTTCCGCAATTAGTCGTCCTTTGGAGAAAGAGGTTGACTTACTTGCCAATTTTACTACACGACTAGATTAAGCGGTGAAAGTGACTTACATATGTGCTAGGGTTCAAATATGCCAAAAGTGAAATTAGTTCCTTTAACCCAGTTAGATTCGGTCAACGATTCGATCAAGCCCGCTCGTTCGGTCATTTCTGATTGGTATAAAGAGAGTCCTCGTCGCCTAGAGGGTTACGAACATAATTTATGTCCAGCAGGGGTTTCTACTGCTACTTACAAACAGTGCGCCCCATTTTTGGATGGGATGACGGTCGGCTATATGGCGGTTTTAACTAGCGACATCGAAGTTACCATCGGAGAGAATAATCTACCTAGCATCAACCATAAACCATTGGGCAGGACGATAGTAAGCCTCCATTCAGCGGAACAATGGGGTGGAATGCCTTATCCAGCCTTTCATTATCCTGCCGTGTTCAAGTGGGAACAAGATCTGATAATTAACACACCAAAAAATTACTCGGTGTTATTTACACACCCTATGAATCGTTTCGATTTACCTTTTACAACCATCAGCGGTGTCGTTGACGCGGATCATTACTTTCAACCTACTCACTTCCCATTTTTTCTAAAGCAAGGTTTTGTAGGGGTGATTGAAGCGGGAACACCTGTCTGCCAAATTGTTCCATTCCAACGAGAAAATTGGGATAGGTCTTTGCAACCTTTCGACCCAGTGGTAAACGCAAATAACTCCGACAACTATGCTAAGAAAATAATCAGGGCGTATAAAAACAACATCTGGCAGAAGAAACACTACAATTAAGCGGTAAAAGCCAGTTACAACCTCCACGGGTTTTCTTGAGCAAAAGACACGGGGACGGTGATATTGAGGTTTTTCTTAGGCTCATACAAGGCGAGCAATACTGCTTCTGCACGGTCGGGTGATCCGATACCTCTGTTCTTCATTTCGGTTTTCTTTTCGATCGCAATACGCCCGCTAGAGTCCGACTTATATGCAGGAGATCCCAACTGCGCGATTGTCTTTGTATCGACATCAAGGCGCACTTGTTGAGTTGTGTTTCCTAGACTGTCGGTGATTGGCTCGAGCATTGTCCGACCATTCCACCACATCTCGGCGCGTTGATTGACGAACTTACCTGCGTCCAACGCTCGTTCGCCTACTTTAACTGGGACGATCGTAGCCTTGTGCTTGCCTTCGTTATACCAAGTCTGGAGTAATGAGGTTACTCCCCAACCAACACCGATAGCGTCAATCTTTACTACAACTGGTTGCGTTAACTGTCGCGTCTGGTGGATTACTTCTGCTTTTTTGATTTCTTCAAGAATTGTTCGTGCGACATCGACCGCATTTTGATTGACCGCTCCACTGGACTTATGAACAATCGATACTCGGAATCCATCCGCTCTTGCCACCACCATTTCGTCACCGCCATCGGAAGCGATATCAACGCCCAAACGAACGAAAGGAGAACTCGCAGGTGATTCGTTCTGCGACGCTTCTTCCGCCCAAGTGAGAGGTATAACACGATTGGCAAAACTCTTAGGGAATCTGGCATTGATACGCGCTTCTGCGAAAGGTGATTCCGCACCATATTCTGAAAGGACATCATCAACCCATTTCTTATCAATTAGATGAGTGGCAACTTTATGCGGACTTGCGATCGGAGGACACGAGCGACACCAACCTGTTTCTTCTTCTGTGTATGCAGGAGTGTCATACGCACTGATTTTGATCACATTGTAAAGATCACTGTGGCATATGCGTTCAAACCACGTTGAATCCTGATCCGTGCTTGGGTTTCCGATTGCTAAGAGTCGAGTGTGATCACCCGTCATAAGGGCTTCGAGAGCCTGTCCTGTGGCGTTGGGGATACCACCTGCCTCGTCAACAACGACTAATAGATGGGGCGCGTGAATACCTTGAATGCTTGCCTCGTTATTCGCACCTGACGATAATCCGTAAGCAACGATACTTCCGTTAAGTTGCCATTCAACCGATAACACTTCTCCAGGAAGATTATGTTTTGTCGCTACCTTGCGTACTTCATTCCATAAAATGTTTCGCACTTGTCTAAATGTCGTCGCCGTCGTAACTACTTGCGCAGTTCCAGGAGGGTGCGATGAAACCCACCACGCAACCGCTCTTGCTGCGATAAATGATTTTCCTGGAGCGTGGCAAGCGGGCACTGCTGTTCTTTTGTTATCTCTAACTGAATCTAAGATCTCGCGTTGTTTCGACCATAGTGTTTCGCCAAGTCCCTGTGATACGAAACCCACGGGATCGTTTTCATATCTCGCCCACGGATTTGTTTTGTGGTTCTTTAATATCTGATGGAGTGCTAAACGCTTTTCGGGATCAAGACCTTGAATAATGTAACGACGTTCATCGGGCGTTGCCGTTAGCATCATCGTCAATAGATCCTGTGCCACGCTTTGCCTCCAATAATCCCTTTATCTCGGATTCTAAGTCTGCGACCGAAACATTGAGTTGGATCGGTGAGCCTTCGCTGCCTGTGTGTTCTAGCCTATCGGTCTTACCCCAATCTTTAGGGTGAGATCGTTCTAAGTACCACGCTGCTGCTGTCCAAGTGCCATCTACTGCCGCTTTACGGATTAAGCCTACTGCCTGAACAACCGCGACCGCTCTCGCCTTTTTTATAGCGTCGCAAAACTCGCGGTAAGGCGTTTCTGCTGGATCGGGTTCTGCCGTTTCGTCTTGCTCTAAACGGTCGTTTTCCGCCTGTCCACGTTCAAGCCATCGAAAGTAGGTAGCCGTGTGTATTCCTGCATATTCGCAAGCGTGGTGCTGGAAGTTGCCAGACTGGATAGCCGTGACTATCTGCTGTTGAATTTCTGGAGTCAATAATGATTTTCTGCCCATAGCCTGATACTGTACCCCCAACATTGACTAAATGGGGGTATGAAATCAAATGATGTACAACAAATCTTTACTACCTAAGCGCGTAATGGTTCTAGCACCACACGCTGACGATGAGGTATTGGGAGCGGGCGGACTGCTATCTCGTCTGGTTCGCGAGCAAGGTGAGGCGCTTGTGGTTTACGGCAACTTCCCAAGTGATACACGAATGAGAGAAGCGATGAATGGTCTTGCCGTTCTTGCTGATTTCGAGGAGAGAATTGACTATGACTTTTTACCTTTTGAGAATATGGATTGCGAATTAGACAAACTGCCGTTGAAGCGCATTATCACGGAGATTGAAGATCGCGTTCAAAGATTTAGACCAGATCTAGTGATTATGCCTGAACCTGGAGGTTTTAACCAAGATCATCGTGCGATATCAGAAGCAGCGTTAGCAGCCTTGCGACCAAATGGCGGAACATTCAACTTTCGTCCACCTATGGTTGCAGTGTATGAGGAGCCTTCGGATTACTGGACGCTTGAAACGGAACAACATCATCCAATTCTTTATGTGACCTTGACCGATGAGGATCTTGAACGCAAGTGCCAAGCGATGAGAGCGCATATATCGCAAGATAGACCGCATCCGTCAGAAAGAGGCGTTGAAGCCATAAGAGCATTAGCGGTACTTCGAGGGGCACAGGCTGGTGTTCCTCTGGCTGAGGCTTTTGAGGTTCGTCGTTGGCTGATTTAACTGTCACGGTATTTCAAACCTCGCCGTTTTCCACACTAAATCTATACGCTCGGGCTGCGATGTCCGACGCTGTGATTCTTTTGACCACGGCGCAATTCACCGCAACCTATACTGAAATAGACGGATCGAAGAAAACAACGGGGATGAAACACATCCTGCTTGGTGGGAATCAAGAGCCAAATTGGTTAGCCCTCTCAGTAGCGAAGGAGTTACAACCACTTTGCGAAACGCCTTTAGGCAAAGGTGATTGGAGGGACAAACTTCTTTCTCAGATAACATTTCGTTACAAATCCGCCCCTTATTTTGAAGAACATATCCAAGCCGTGACCGAAATACTCAGTATCGATAGTTCCTTGGGTGATCTTAGCGAACAATCCTTTAGATGGGCACACAAGAACCTCGCATTGTGGTCACACATTTACAAGGACACCGAGATCGCGCCCAAAGAGCGGAGCAAGGGGGGATGGATACTCGATCTGTGTAAGGCTGCGGGCGCAACTCGAATGGTGACGGGCATCCACAGTCTTACATATATGGATAAGCAAGAGTGGAAAGAGGCTGGCATTGAACTTGTGCTACAAGACTGGACTTGTGCTACATATCCACAACACAAGAAAACTTGGTATCCAAACTTGAGTGTACTCGACTCAATCTTCTATCAAGGTTTCGAGGCGACGCGGAATCTTATATCAACTGGCAATAATTAGAACGGAAGTACGGACTCCGCTTCGGCTTCGGGATCGTTGAAGTCCTTCTTGCCTAGTTTCCGTTCGAGAGATTTACCTGCTGGCGGGTTATATGCGAGTTCGCGTGACTTGGCTTCCCATTTATCATCAAGATCTACACCGTTTACGAGCGTGGCTGCATCGCTGTACCAATGATCGAGTCCGCGACCCATCATCCGACCTTGAGCCGTGTGCATATCGCGAGCAGAATCAATCATCGGGATCGTGTCGTTCGTCGTGTAGGCAGCGTGGAGCGCGTGATCGACCATTCTTGATTTTGGCGATCTTGCCAACAATAGAACGGCGTGAACTAAAGGCAATCTTTCGGGTCCATTACGGTTTTTCCACGCTAAGAGTTCCTTGTAAGTCGAATAAAGCGCGTGGATTTGAGCGGGCAACTCGGGATTTGCTAGACCAATATCTTCGGATGTAATGATGAGTAAGCGTCGCCAACAATATTGACCATATCCCGATCGGTCGAGTTCCACCGCCCAGAATAACGCCGACTCGTCGTCCGATAGACGGATGGCTTTTTGAAGCGCGGAAGTAACTTCTCCAGCGTTATAGCCCCGCACGGTTGGTATTGAATTAAATGACATAGTGCCTCCCCTTGTATTTGTTTACCGTTCTACAATAACTTGCAAAACTTTGAAAGTAAAGCGTGTCGCATTAAAATTCTTGTTTCTTGACGACGAACATCATCTCGTGTGGATGGTAGTCCATCTTGATCGTGAGCAACATAGTCGGTGGGATCATTTCGAGTACCTTGCCGATCGCCTCACTTGCGTCAACGAACCAATGGTGCTTATCTCCTACAACGTGAGGATTTCGATTTGTGAGCATAGTGAACGCGAAACCCTTGTCGCTTGTCGCTGCGATGTTTTGCACCATCTTGGTCAAGTTCATCCAACGTTCATCCTCGTCTTGAGTTGCGAGCGCACCGATCGTGCCTATTCCGATAGACCAATCTGATTGAAGATCAAGCGCAGATGAGTAGATGTCCCAAAGTCGAAACTTGTCGCCGTGTTTTTGTTTTGCGAGATCGACCATCTCCTGCATAACGTCGAATCCGTGGTAACAAATATCAACGCCCTTCTCCCATACGAATTGAGAGAAGTCCCCTGTCCCACAACCGACATCGGTAACACAATCGCCCTGTCGGATGTCTAAGGCTTCAAATGCTGCCGTGTATCGGCGGTATTGAGAGCGTCTAGATCCCCAACCGTTAACCTCGTGCCAATCTTCGGCTTCGGTGATCATATTTTGATAAAACTTTTGAAATTCTAGATCATTCTTCCCCACGGGATCTCCAAACTTTTCTGATATTCGTGTATTTGATGAGCGATACCCATTCGACCACGGCGCTTGATAGCGTCGCCAAAGAATCGTTGCAGTATCTCGAGGTCTTTCTTTTCGCGATCAAGAGTTCGACTGGTTGAAAGCCCTCCCTTGGTTTTCATAGTTCCATTTCCGAAAATATCGACCAAAGCATATCTGGTATCGATTAAACATTTGCGATAGTAATACGCATTGAGCGCGGAGATCCAATAGTCCTCGCTTGCTGTGATCTCCGAGTTATAGGCTAACTTTGATCCGCCAATAAGTCCAGTAAAGCCTCCGTTGACCCATCCCCAAGTTCGGTACGGCAAGCCTGATACATAGTAATGCGGGACTGCGCTCGCTGATACACCAAAGAGATATGCGCCGTATTGTTTTGCTTCTTCGGTGAGTCGGTCGCATAAGCCTGTCGCTGCTACGGGATCAAGGAATCTAGACTTTTCTCCTACCGCATATTCCAAACACGCGACCTTGCCAATATCGTCGTCAATCATTACGACATCGCCATACTTTTCGTATATCCATTGACGCTTGGCACTCATACCGAAAACATTGTCTGGGTGTCCAACAATATAGAGATCGGGATGTGCCTTTTGATATTTTTCAACTTCTGCGTCGGGCACGCATATATCTAGTCGCTCGGGCAAGAAGACTTTATGCGTGTGAATGAGATCAGGTCGCCCCATTGATGGGATGACGATAGGCACTTCGCCTTTTTTACGCTTGCGTGTGCTTGTCATCTGTCGCTTCCGTTCCAAGTATTCCGTGCTTTTCGAATGCTTCTCTTAGAATTGATACTGGCAATAAATGTGACCAACTGGCAGGTCGCTTTTCAGCCTTCCAACAAATCCACTTGCCATCGAATAGAGTTCGAATAAACAAAGAGTCTAATTCTGACTCCGTGAAAAACATTACATAGTCGTAGTATTCTCCAGGTTTTGCAAGGAGCGGATAGATCGCTTCCTTCGGAACAATATCTTCGATATCTTTGAACAACTTATCGACTTGTGATTTATCAAGTCCAGGAATATCCGTGCCCGTCTGCTCGAGGAGTTCGCGCAACGCGTCATCGTCCCATTTAGCCTGATCCCCTACTGCGTTATCTGCAAGACCACGGCGTAGTGCGGTTTCATCGTCATCATCAACCCAAAATACGTTGACGTGTGACCATCCTAAGGTTTGGGCTGCCAAAAATGTGTGATTGCCCGAGATGATTCTGCCTGTCGATTTTTGGGCAATAATCGCTCGGTGTTGACCAAATTCTTTCAAACTCTCTGCGATCGCTTGGACATTACCCTTGCGAGCGTTTTGAGGATCGAGATGTAATGCACCCAACGGCACAACCACCACCATCATCGGATCAATTTCGGGTTTATTAGCCATCGGTACTCACCTTATCTAGTCCTTTCCAACACGCCCCGAGCGGGAGTTGGAGTTTCTTGATCAATTCAACCTCTACTTGATGTTGAGGTAGTTCTTTGTGCCATTCGTCCCAGTGTGTTTTTGTAACACGGAAGCGAATATCTCCTACTGCGACCGATAATTGAGTTCCTGATCGGTGTCCTGGCTTTGTAGATCCGCCCGCATAAATATCCGCAACATCTTCTTGCGAAAACCCTGTCCCTGCGTAATCGGTTACTTCATTTAATAGTGTTTTCAACATCTCTGGATCGTATGTAGCAAGATCTGTTGTTCGATTGTCCATAATGGCGATTCGGATTGCCTCTACATCGTCAACATCCAACCATACAACCGATACGGTTTCCCATTTCAACGCCCTTGCTGCCTCGACGGTGTGATTACCAACAAGGACGGTTCCATCGCGACGCGCAACAACTGGTCGATATTGACCGAACGTTGCAAGACTTTGACTAATCGCACCGATGTCGCCCATTCTTGCGTTCCCTGCAAATGGCTTGAGCGCGATCACGGGTACTTTTTCTACATTGATAACCGCGTCCGCTCCCATATTGCTTTGCTTGCGTGTCGGCTTAGGATCGGGAGGTGGGAATCCGAGCATATCGCGCACTACAAATGGCAAGCGATCTTTAGAATTGTTGTTTTGTTCCAACAAATCCGTCTTCCACATAAAGAATGGGTCATACTCAACTTCCCATTTATATTTACCGACTGTGACTTTGATCTTGAAATCTTCATCTTGTTCTTCTTGTAAAGGTGCGTCCGTGGGATTGTTGGGTTCTTCGAGTTCGCCCGTTACTATCGACTCCAACTTGCGGAGATCGTCTTGGTTGAAACCCGTGCCCTCTAAACTTTCGAGCATCATCAATAGATCCAACAAGGCGGTGTCGTCGTAGTTCGCTAGATCGCTCATACGGTTATCGGCTAACACTATGCGCTTTGCGGTAATCGGATCGACATCAACCCAAGTGACGGCGATCATCTGCCATCCGAGTTTTCTCGCTGCTTTTAATGTATGCCAACCCGCGAGTACCTCGGAGGTTCTGCGGTTCGCAACGATTGGGCGATACTGACCGTGGTATCCAAGCGACTCGACCAATAGATCAACATCACCGCGTCGAGGGTTATTTGGAAACTCGCGGAGTTCCAAGATCGGTACATACTGCGCCCCTGAAATAATGTTCTTCATTTTTTCTTCACTTTGCGTTTTATTTCAACACCATCGACAACTTTGCGACAATAACAATCGACATACTCACAACTTTGGTACATCTTGATTGCTTCTTTTTTGAGTCCTAACGCGAGAAGTGATCCGCCCTTTGTACAAGAATTACAAATCATTTTTTTCTCCTAAATACGGCTTGACGATTTTGTAAACCGTTTGTTCGCTAGTACCCATAGCCTCAGCGATGGCGCGATAAGAGATACCTTTGGATCGCGCTTCGAGGACTTTTTCGGTGCGCAACTTTGAGTTCGTGACGATCGCGTCTTGATTGAATCTAATAAACCCTGTCGCTTCTCTGATCGAATCTAACAATTCGTTATTTTCCAAAATCTGCTCGGGAGTAGGCGAAGGCTTCTTTCGGTGCGCCCTTGCCATATGTACTCCTAATTAAACGGGGGTTAGGTTTCTAAACCTATCTTAATGGACCTACGAGAGTCAAGCGAATCACGTTTTGTTTTGCGCGTTTCGGGGCACTGAAAGACAACCTATGAACATATTTTGGAGAGTCATCGATCAACACGCCAATATCAACTAGCCCATCAACTGCTGCTTTTACCGATGGGAAACACGATCCTGTGTCTTGAAGCGGACCTTTGAGTTCCAAGTCAACATAAATCTCAGCCCATTGAAACTTCGGCGCTTTATGAAATCGACCGAGCGTTGCAAAATCTGTGCGCCATTTTTTTGTAAGTTTTGCTCGTTCCCATTTGTTGCCCGATCGTTCTGCGTTCGTCGTCCACGCCCGTTCGCGGTATTCAACTTCCCAAGTGACCAACTGATCAATCATCTAGACCGTAACGGGATGCAAGCCATCCGCGCTTTCTTGACTCGGCTGGGTGATTATGTACCCATCCGTGACACGCTTGGCACAACGATATGAGGTTTTCAGGATCGTGCGAACCCCCTGCGGATCTTCTGAGTAAGTGATGGATATGCTCGCCGTTTCCTGAACAATACTGATCGATTTTTGCAACGCACTTAAATCCATCTCTTGCCAATACGATTTGTCTAACATCCGACCAAACCTCATCTTTCTTTGCCAATTTTTTCGATTTAGGTCGAATCCTTTTCGGTGCTTTCTTTTCCCGCTTTGGCGGTTTAGGTACTGGAATGAACTCCCTCAAGTGACTTACGCTCCCCTCCACCCAACGCAAGGTGTTGGGTAGTCAAAACATCTTTATCCGAGTCGCGAGCATACTCCTCATAGACCTTCCAAAACTGCGAGCGCAAGGTGTCGATATTGTGGCTGTTGCGGATCTCCCACCATCCAATAGTTTCAACCGCCTGAGAAACCGCTGGATGACTGAATGACGGGCGACCATTGGATTCGGTCGTCGTTATACCATTCCGCACCTCCGCCCACGCCGTTGCCCTGCTAGGGGCTGTTAAACCCTTACCTGAGGCGATGGCGCGACGGATCGCTGCTGGACTTGGGGGGCGATCTTCTGTTAAGAGCCAACTGCGTACTGCGGTTCGAGTTTCTGTGTAATCTAGATCACTCATCAAATCCGCCCATACCATCACGGTTTCTTTCGTGACCTGCCATTGTGGATAACCTGCTGCCAAAACTCCGACTAATTGCCCTGCTTCTGCTTGGTTCATTTCATTACCTCCGATAGATAGTCCTTGACCGCACTGACACCTGTTTTTTTCCGTTGTTTTTGAGTTGCTTGCAATCGTAAGCGTTCATACTGTTTTCGTAAAGCCATCGGGCTAAGGATGTTGCTAGACCAAAAGTCGTCCGCCTGACACCAATCGATCGCCCCGCGCACCTGCTCGGGAGTTCGCTGATCAATATCCATCAATCGGCACATCGTAAGAATCCAATCGTGCGTTACCGATGGACGCTTTGATCCGTTGCCTTCGATCTTGTCTGCAAGGTAGTTCGCTAGATCTTCCCCTGATCCCCAAATCTGCTCGTACTTGTTGGGGACATTAATAATGGATGGTTCTACTGATGGTTCTATTGATGGTTTGGGTGACTGTGGGTCGGGGGGTACTGTCGCTATTGTCGCCCCGCGAGGTGACTGTGTGTCGCCCCGTTCAGCGATGAGGTGACTCAGTGTCGCCCCGTGGATCGTGTACGCATTGGGACGACGACTCGGATCATAGTAAGACGGACCTCCTTGCTGGCGTTGGATAGACACCAAACCTTGACCTTCAAGGCGCGACAAACACCTTTGTACATTTCTCGAGGACATAGAAGACTTGCGAGCAATAGTCCCTACGGAGGGATAACTATTCGTCCCATCATCAGAAGCGTGATCGGCGATAACAAGCAAGACCATCTTATCCGCGAGTGGAAGGTCTAATTCCCATACTTGCGTCATAAGTCGGATACTCATAATGTGGCTTCAATAAGCACCTTTCTTGCGTCAAATAAATTGCGCAACGAGTCTAAATCTGCGGGCGCGATCTTTGCACGGTTTTCGGTAATTTTGTTGCGGATGGAATCGAGTTCCTCGATCGTGTCGCATAATTCAACCGCGTCAAAGAATGGTTTTGCGTCCTGATACTCAACTGGTACTTTGGGTGCTTTTTCTTCTTCGGTCATACGCTTGACCTTTTTCATTTCGGATTCAGAGGCTCGCTTGCCTTTCGCTGCGAATAAGAAGTTCGCTAAACAACGACCCAAACTGGAAGTTTCGCAATTCTCTGCTGCACTGTATTTGTTGACGTTTGTTGAGCCTTCAATCTCCGAGGCAAAACCTGTAGTTGTTGGGCGCGGGTCATCTTTATCTACATAAAGATAAGACATACATTCCCATTGATACTTCCCGTCATCGCGGAGTACCAAAGAAGGGCGGTCTGAAATTAACCTGCCGTTCGGATATTTTTCCCAAAACGCACGAATGCGATCTTCTACTAATTCATATTGCGATAAGTCAAATCCCATTTTTTTCTCCCTGTTTAAGCCTACGAATGTAGGGGTTGAAATCTAGCCCTTGCGATCTGGCGCGTCAAGTATTGACTTTGGATCGGCGTTGCGCTTAAATTGTGTCGTTAGGTTAGCCTCCCTGTTAGCCAAACACAAAACCCTCCAAGATTTCGGTCGAGGAGGGTTTTGCTTTGTGACGGTCAAACTACTTTTTAGGTGAAGCCTTCTTTGCTCGGATTTTTTTATCCATAGCCTTCTGTGCGTCCGCTGCAACGGATTCTGCGATACGCCCGAAAGTCGCGTCTTTCTTGTTGATATAGCGCAAGGCTACTGGGATTGTTGCTGCCCAAATAGCGTTAGCCACATCAGCCCACTGATCGACGGTGAAAGAGATCGGACTTGATCCGTTCCCAACGATCACGATCGCGGTAATGACCGCTCCGAGCAAGTGACGACCATATGATTCGAGCATCGCTTTTGTTTTTGTATCCATTTATTACTCCTTTGTAGCCAACCTTGTAACTATCTCAAAGATATCATCGAGCCTGTTGGCGATACCCGACTGTCTTTCTTCGAGGCGTATAACCTTATCAGCCAGATGAGTTCCACCATTGGTTAACAACTGCGCGGTGGCTTTTTCTATAGGCTTGAGGCGTTCATCAAGCATAGTTTCGATCTCGCTTTTAATGTTGTTTTTCATTGGCCTCCAAATAAATCGACTCAATAGGGTTGCGATTCCCAACAAGGCTGCTGTGGTTGTTGCGACCACTTGAGCATATTCGGCGGGGGTCATAGGTTAAAGTTTAAGGGGAGGGGGGTTAGATTGACCGTACAACTCGCTATAAAGCCAAATCACCTAAAATTACAACATCGCCTTTATTTACAAGACATACAACAACATCATCTACCTGCGGGGAGTAAGAGTGTATGTATTTTACATCTGTGATCGCTGTGGTTGATCCCGACAATTTTACGCTGACTCGAGGTGGTGAGTTGAAAGTCGCGGTAACTACGCCAAAACACATACTAAATCTTACATTCTGGTCGATAATTTTTTTGATGATATCTACGAAGTCCATCACGCACCAATCACAATCTGTTCGCCAGTCGAAACAAGTCGCACGGTTCGCGCTTGCGCGGTCATAGTCGCTTCGGGTTCCAAGGGAATATCGAGCGAATCCAAGATTACTAAACGATCAACTTTCGCACCGTTGGATTTTACATAAACAACATCTTGGACATCGAGGGTGGGATCGGCGATTCCCTGCCACGAAATCACTTCTTGAGAGCCTACATATGTATTGAGTAAAGAGGTGGCTGCTTTAATCGCTTCATCTTCGGTTGCCAAAATACTTGACTCCACAAAAATTGGAACTTCCCCAAAAACACCAAATCGATAAGTGGGAGAAGTAGTGTCTTCGTCCCAAACTTCAACGCGGATCGGAGTCGGTACATCAGTTCCTTGGATTATGTAAATTACACCATTGTAAGTTTCTGTCGTCGAGATGGTGCGGTTCAAACTGGTGACTGTCGTTCCTGCGCCTTCTTGGAAACTAGCAACAACAACCGACCCGTCTAAAGATGGAAACTGGGTTAACTGAATAACACCATTAGCGTCGAAGTAAACATCATATCCAACAAGTTCGGCGATTTCTACAACATCACGCCACGGGTCATTGTCGTTTTCGAGTCCCAAGATCACCTGATTAACGCTCACATTGGTAGTTGGGAAAGCAAACTCAACATCGTCGTATCTGTCTTTTAATAAATCTGCCAAGGATGCTTCTAGTGTCCCAGTGGTCATTTGATACGGTTCTGTCCATTTATTTCTTGATACTTTAATAGAGCGATCAATACCTTCGAGGGCGATAGATACACCATCATTCGTGTCCTTGATATCAACACTGGTGATAACAAAAACGCCCAAAGGAACATATTCTTTAGTTCCATCGCTAAATTGAACACCTCGGAACAAACGCAATTCGTTACCAAATGGGGTCAATAAATCGAACTGGTTATCTGGTACAAGGTTATTACTGGTTCGATCTGTCACTAATTCTAAACTACAAGTTCTGCGAACTGAACCCTTACTAGAAACATTGACACTCCCAGATTTTATATTGATTTCTTGAAGTTTTTGATCGGTTGCCCAAACTTCGGCTTTCGAAACAACGATATGGTCTGTAACAACGGCGTTCTTAAACGCTGAACTCGACGGATACATTTTTACTCGTCAACTTCAACATATGCCAAATCGAGATTGCGGTGGATTACTCCATCTGCCTTACTCTCGGCTGACCAAGTTCGGGCTGTTACTCGGATGTATTTTTGATTACCTTGAGGATCTTGCACCAAGATAGTTCCTTGGTATTCGATTAACGGATACAAGTCATCCCACTCGGCTTCGGTGACGGTTTTGATTGAGTAAATACCGTCTTCTCCTTGAAGTGGACCTGCGACAACTATCGGTCTTGTCGATCCAAGCGGGCGGAATACAGTGTTCGGTTCATCGATATTCGTATCCAACTGCGCAAGAATGCGAATCGAGCCTAAATTGTAAGAAGGTTTATCAATAGCCTTAAACCACCAAGTATCATCGTTGGTAATTAAAACCTGCGAAACACCACTCCAAGCGGAAGGAAACTCATTTCCATTTGAATCGATACCGATAGATCGGGCGCGGTAGTATGCAACAATCCCTCGAGGGGCTTCATAATCTACGGCTACGGCGACATAACTTGCGTTCGGTGTGAGATTCTCACCATTTCTTACTCCAACGTAAATAACACCTTGGTCGTCGGATCGGTGTACATCAAACACTTGACTAACATAACTACCCGAAAGTGCTTGACCCGTCACTGTAAGAGTTGCTTTGCCCAAACTACTGTTCCACGCAGCAGCCAAAGTTGGCACGGCTGGCGGGGTTACTGAAATGACGAATTGACTATTCGCATAACTCGACCAAAATGGTGATCCGTTAACTGATTTTGCAACACGAACATAAGCCCTGTAAGTGCCTGATAATAAGAGTTCGCCTACAATCGCAGTGCTATCAGATGAAGCGATCTCACCTGATGTCCATAGTGGGGTTGAGGTAAGAGGATCGAAACCTCCTGCGCCATATTGAGCAGCGGTGAAAACCTTTATCTCATAAAACGATTGAGTTTCATTATCTGTGTCTGCATATGCCCAAGTCACGTCGGGTGCGGTATTTGCAGTGATTGTTCCCGTCGGGGCTGAAACTGTGACTGTTGGCTGTGCAGCAATATCTACATCGACATACAATTCAAAAATACTTGCAACATCAGTTGAATCGTTATATTCGGTTACTTTTGCTCGCAAACCGTTGATCGTTTCTTGTGACCAATCTTGACCATTCGGCGCAGAAGTAAAATACGGACCTGTCGCTACACCTATGGAGTTAGTACCACGGACTGCTAAAGCGGAATGAAAATAGTTTTGATTGTCTGCTCTTGAACCTAAATACAAATTAAGGCGACCCGTATCATTGGGCGTTGAAACACGGGCACGAAGTCTGACGCGCTTTACACGTTGAGAAGATGAGATGGTCGTAGTTCCAAAGTCAAGCAAACAACTAGCCTGACCGACAACACCCGAGGATTTCTTAAAGAATGTGCTATCTGAATCGTCATTTGTGGTCGCGTGGAGAGTTGCTGTTCCACCTGTGATCGTGAACAAAGTAGATCCTGAGGCGGTTGCGTTGGGGCGAACTGTAGTTACTGCCATTTTAACCTCTCCTTGCGGTGATTACGGGCAAGTTAAGAGCCTTGGCGATAGTCGTGGCTGTAACGGTCGGCGTGACTCGAGGCGTGGTGACGTTGACTGTAACATTCGGCGCAGTTGCAAACATAGAACTTGAATAATATGGCGTTGAAGGCTGTCTAACTGTTTCCGTCGGTTTTGCAGGCGGTTTAAGAATAGTGGGAACCTTAACTGTAGCCGTAGTTCCAACGACCGTACTTGGCTTAAAATCGGTTAAAGTTGTCTTAGGCAATAACTTACTGAAATCTGGTCTAGTAGTGGTGCCTTTAGCATAGGCGTCAGTTCCAGGAACTAAAGATTCGCCCATTTTGCCGTAACGAAGTTCAAATCCTCCGCCTGGAAGCGCACCATCTTTC